TCAGCAACAGGCTCAGCAACAGGCTCAGCAACAGGTTCAGCAACAGGCTCAGCAACAGGTTCAGCAACTGATTCTTCAGTAACCGGTTCAGCAACATGTTCAGCAACAGGCTCAGCAACAGGTTCAGCAACAGGCTCAGCAACAGGTTCAGCAACTGATTCTTCAGTAACAGATTCAGCAACAGGTTCAGCAACTGGTTCTTCAGTAACAGATTCAGCAACTAGTTCAGCAACTGGTTCTTCAGCAACATGTTCAGCAACATGTTCAGCAACAGGTTCAGCAACAGATTCAGTAACTGGTTCAGTATTTAATTGTTTTTTATTTTTTAATCTATTTTTTAATTTATCTTTTAATTTTATATCCTTTTCTAAATTAGGATCAAATGTTTTTAATTTAGTTATTTTTTCAACTACATTTTTTACAGTATTATTTACATTAACTGTATTTTCTTTATTTAATTTATTAATTACATCAGGATGATTTAAACAACATCCAATATGAACTAAAGTTGTATTTGATTTGATTTTAATAGTTTGATTTGTATTATTTTTAATTTCTAATGGTAAACATTTATTATTATCATAAAAATGAAGAATATTATTATTAATAGATAAAATCTCATTATATTGTGGATCTATTTTAAAATAAATAACACTATCTGAATAAAATCTATATAAAATATTTGGATTAAATAATAATACATCATTTGGTAAAATGGTGTATTCTAATATTGTATTTAAACTATATCCATTTTTAATAAAATTGCTACCTAAAGGAGTGATACCATTATCGCAAATATAATAATTAAACATGTTAAAAAAATAATCAATATAATTCCTTGTTTTAAAATATATTATATTAATTAAAATATTTTTAATTATAAATAATATTTTTTAATTAAAAAATATTAAATTATTATTTTGTAATTCTATATTATGATCAAATATTAAATTATTAATATTTTTTTTATACATTTTAAAAAATATTTGATTAATTTTAGCTTTATTAAATAAATAATCAGAATGTAATGATATAAATTTTTGAAAACTATTAATAATAATAGTTTTATCAGTTTTATTCTGAATATCTAATATAATATATCCATTAATTGAATAAAAATCTAAACTATTATTAATAATATTAAAAATAGATTGTAATTTATCATTCATTAAAAAATATAAAAATCTATCATTATAAGTCGCCGTTTTTATATTAATTTGAATTTGTTTAATTTCATTAGGTAAAAATATATATTTCTTATCTGAATATATATCATAATATTGATTAGAGGAATTTAATTCTATAGTATTTTGATTATCTAGGCGATGAATTTGAATCATTAGTAAAAAATGATGATAAGTAAAATTATATTATTAAAAATAAAAAATAAAAAAAATAAAATAATAAATAAATATATATATAATTAGTTAATATTTATAAATCATCAATTTGATTATTTAATGAAACTATATTATTTTGAATAAAATCTTCATTTATAATAATTTTATTATAACTTGATCCATATTTAGGCATAGATCCAACCATTAATGGTGCACTTAATCCAGCAGAACATGTAGATTCTAATGAATTAATAGCTGCATTTTCTAATCCTTGAATTGGATGGCTAAATGCTAAATTTAATAAAATATTATTTTTTTCTCTATTTTCAATACCTGATTTATCAATAGCTGTTATATAACCTGTATAAGTCATAGAATCCGCATAAGTCATATAATGTTTATTATCAGCAGCTGGCATCATATTCATTAATTCAATAATAATTTTATTTCTAGCTGCTTCTACACCTAATAATTCATAAATTTCTAAAATACTATCAGACTGTGATAAATATGGATTAATAAATTGATTTTGAAAAATAGCTTCTAAATTAGTACCGTCTGTATTAATAACATATTCATTACTTTTTTCAATAGAATCATCTTCATTAATAATAGTTCTAGCAATTTTATTATTAGTGCTAGTTGAATAAATATTATCAATTCCTCTAATAATTGAATTTAATAATGTAGTTTTAATAAAATTTTCAATTGAATCTACATCAATTTCAATATTTTTCTTAAAATGATTATTTCGAATATAAATTCTCATAATTATATTATCAGCATTTTCTGCTGTATTTACAATAAATAGATATGGGAATAATTCTTTTAATTTAAAACAAATTGATTCAAATTTCATATTTTTTTCAATCATTTTTTCTTTATTAAATTCTAATCTAATACACCATTTAATTAAATCATTTGGAATTTTCATATTTGGATTATGTTTTTCAAATATTTTAATTAATTCAAGTTCATCAACATAATTAGGATGAACAATTTGTTTATAATCTTCAAAGAAGATTTGATAACTATTAATAAACAATACTAATGACATCATTTCAATATGATTGGCAATTTCTTGAATTTTAAATTGATTATTTTTATATTCTTCATTTACATAAAGTAACATAGTAGGAGATTTCATTTTAGATGTATCTTTAGCTCCTAAAATTTCTTTCATTCTGACTAAAAAGTCAGTTTTAGTGCCCGAAGCACCTGTTCTATGATGACTATCTAATACATATTGTGTCATAGGCTCAGAAATAGATTGAGCTGTAATAATACCAATAGGACACCCATAATCAATTAATGATTTATGAAATGTATTGATAATTCTATTAATAATAATATCAAGAATATCAATATTAATATTATTTTTAACTATATTTTTAATATATAGATAAGATCTAATTAAAATCTTTAATAAAGTAAATGAAGTAGAAATATGTTCTGGAATCTTCATTTTTTTATTATATTGAATTTCATTATAATGAGAATATTGAATTTTATTACATAAATCATTAATTTTCTCAAAAACTATAGAAGGATTAATGATATACTTTTGTTTATCAATAACATCTTTATAATTATAAATAGTATCTTCAATAATTCTATGAATATTAACAGGTAATTTTCTAATATCTGTTAATAATTTATTTTTAGTATTTTGTTTTTCAATTTTTAGATAAATATCTCTATATAAATTTCTATCATCTAATAATTGTTTATATTCATTATCTAAAATAGATTGAATGTTTTTATTATGAAACTGTTTATCAATGTCATTAAATGAACATTTATATTTAGTTTCAAAATCTTTAATTGAAAGAAATATAGAATTAAATTTTACAATTTCATTATTTCTTGTATCAATTCCATCACTTCCATATATAAATTGAATAATATTTTTATTATTAATAACTTTTCTAGTATTATCAATAACTAAAGATTCTAAATTTTTAATACTTTTTCTATTTTGTTCACCTGTAATACTAGTAGATAATGCTTTATTAATAATACTATATCTAGCTTCCATAGATTGAAAGATAAATGATAGCATATCTACACCAGTTGTATAAGATTCTGTTACAAATCCTCTATTCTGTGGACAATCATCAAATCTAGGATAATAAGGACATGTTCTTTCATAATCAAATAATTTAAACATACGTTCTCCACCAATAGATGTTTGTCCAATAGATGAACTAATTTGTAATAAATTTGTAAATTTACCTTTAGAACCAGAAGAAATTAACTTAAATAAATTATTTTCTTCAGTATCTAAATCTTCAAAAACAGGTTTTAAAAAATCATCACCTAAATTAAGAACAGATAATTGTTGTTGTTCATAAAAATCTTTAACATTCATTCCTAATGGAGGTATAATTTTACCTTTTAATAAATTTTGATAAATTTGTTTAGATTCATATAAAATTGACTCTGTTTGTTCATGAACCTTTTGTAATGCCTTTTTAGAAATTGTAATATCATTATAAGATATTGTACAACCTTTATGCATTAAATATAATGTAGTCATTTGTTGTAAATTATAAATCATATCAAGAGCAGCATCACTTCCATATTCATTATAAATAATATGAAATAATGATCCATCAACACCTTGACCAATTGATTTTTTATCTAAACGACCTTTAATAATATTACCTCTAGAAATTTCTACTTTAATTTCATCTAAATTATATTTGATAAAATCAGCATAGTCTGGATTATAAAATCCAGCCTTTTTATTAAAATTAATAGGGGGTAATAATTTACTTAATAATTCTTTACTATTATAATTATTTTTACTTAATAATAAATTATTATCTAGAAAACTATTATTACTTAATAAACGCATTGAATTATATTTATTGATAGTAACATCTGATTTTGTAAATTCATAAATACCAATTAATCCATCATGATAGACTCCAATGGAAGGTGAACCATTTTTTAATGAGATACACCATCTTTGTAATCCTGATAAATTTTGACATTCATTACGTGAAATAATAGTATGTGGAAATATAACCATCATGGCATCGCCATCAAAATCCCCACCATATAAAGTATCAGCAACATTTACTGATAATCTTAGTGTATCTCCTTTATCCATAATTTTTACAGTATGACCACTAATTGAACTATATAATAAAGACGGTGCTCTATTCATAGCTACAACATCTCCATCAATAATATCACGATAAATAATATCACCTTCTTCTAAAACAAATTCATCATTAATAGCACCGACATAATATTCAGCACCTGTTGATTTTTTAATAATTTTAGAACATCCAGGATATTGTTTATCTTTATTTTGAAAATATATCATCATTTTATCTTTATTATAATATTGTACAGTTTCAGGAATTTGAATATTTCTAGCAATAGCTAAAGGTATTCCAACTTCATTAATTTTAATACTATTATCTCCAGTAATAACTGAACGACCCATATAAGTAGTTCTTTTACCTAAGATATTTTTACGAATTCGACCAGACTTTTTAGAAAATCTTGAAGAAATAGACATTAATGAACTTCCTGTATTTGTTTGTAATTTATTAATATTTCCTGATGGAGTATCTTTAATTAAATTATAATAATGCATTTCAATATTATCAAGTTGGATAATATTTTTAATAATTGATTCCTGATCTAAAATAGGAGGTAATTTATCTAAAAGATTTAAAATATTTTTTAAAATTGTTGTTAAATCATTATTATTAGATCTACCACCTTTAATTTTTTTAATATCCGGTCTAATTGTGACTGGAGGTGCTCTAATTACTCTTAATACATATTTTTTAGGATGAGAAGATAATTCTTTTCCTAATTTTAAAACAGTTTCATTTGAAACTTTTGATAAGATTTCTTCAATTTCATTATTATATAATCTACGTTCTGTTTCATTAATTTTTATGTAAATTTTTAAATGATCTTTAGCATCTTTTTGTACAATTGGATGTTGTTCATCACAATAAATACATTTAATATATTTTTGAGTTGTAGTTCTTGATAATTTAACATATTCATTTAATAATTGAGATTTTTCAATATTTTTATTATTTTTTAAATTAATTATACAATTACCACATTTAAAGCAAATAATTTTTAACCATTTTAAAACTTCTTTTTTAAATAAAGGTGAAATTACTGGAAAAGGTAAATTAATTTTACCAAAGTGTCCACCACATAAAGTTTTATCATGAAAACATGTATTACAAATATATGAATGGTCAGTTGTTCCCATTTTAGAATCATAAATTCCTCGATCAAATGGTCGATTATTACGAAATAATTCTTTATTTTTAATTTCTACTGAAGATTCAATATCATTTTCTTCTTCATCTAAAATATAAAATTTAACTTTATTTAACTCAGAAGTTGGAATAAAATCAATTGACATTATTTAATTTAAATTGATATATTTTATATAAATAATTTCAATTTTAAATTATTTTTACCTATATTATAATTATATTTTAAAATATAAATTATATATTTTTTTAATATTCTTTTAAATTTAAATAGATATAACTATTATTTATATAATTATTTTAGTATGTCATTAAATACTAGTTTAATTACTGATGATGGAATTGAAATTCCTATGTTTGAAAAAAAATATAAATCATTTTTAAATAAAAGTATTATTTTATATGGTTCTAGTGGATCTGGAAAATCAATGATTATGAGAGATATTTTATATATTTTAAAAGATCATATTCCAAATGTTGTAGTCATCGCACCAACTAATAATTTAAATCATTCATATGATGGAATAATTCCTTCTCAATTAATATTTGCAGAAGTTACAGAAGACTTAATTAAAAATATTTTTAAAAGACAAAAAGGTGTAGTTAATATTTATAATATGATTAATAATATTAGTAAATTAGAACAAATATATATTAAAATTGCAAAAAATGATGATAATATTATTAAATCAAAAATAGAAAGAGGGTATTATACAATTAAAAATAAATATGATCAAAATAATAATATTCATATTTCAGAAAAAAAAATTAAATTACAAGAATTAGATTCTCTACATAAAGATAAAATGAAAGAATTTTATAAAAAAGTTATTAATAAATATAGAAATATTATTAATACTAATGATAATTATAAAAGACTTTTTGATGATATTGAATTAAAAATTATTAATTTTATTAATATTAATCCTTCAATGTTATTAATTATTGATGATGCAGCTGTTTCTGCTAATATATGGTGTAAATATCAAGAAGTTAAAGAATTATTTATGAATGGACGACATTGGAAAATGACTTTTATGATTTCTTTTCAAGATGATAAATTATTAGATTCTAGTTTACGAAAAAATGCTTTTATTAATATTTTTACAACAGAAACTATTTGTAATGCATATTTTAATAGATCTGCTAATAATTTTACACCACAAGAAAAAAAAAAGATGGCAAAACTTGCAAATTTTGTATTTAATGATCCTAAATTAAAAGATAAAAATTATAAAAAAATGATTCATATCAAAGATAAAATTCCTAATATATATTATACTATAGCTGATTATGTTGATGATTTTAAATTTGGTTCTTTACATTTACATCAATTATGTAATAAAGTAAAAAAAGATAATGAAATTACCGATAGTGAATTTGATGAAGAAATTAAAGCATTTTTAAGTTGATAAATAATTATTTCTTTTATATTTAACTGAATCAGCTAATAATCGTAAATTCGATATAGAATCTTCAAAATTTATACAAGCATCTGTAATACTTTTTCCATATTCTAAAGTATCTTTATTAATTAATTTTTGATTACCTTCTTTTAAATTAGATTCTATCATTAACCCTATTATATTATCATTACCTGATTTAATAATATTTGATAAATATTTTACAACATTTGGTTGATTTTTATGATTTTTTTGAGAATTGCCATGTGAACAATCAATCATAATATTTGGTAAAATATTTCGTTTATACATACTAAAAGATGTTTCTATAATATCTTCTATATAATAATTTGGTTTTTCATTAGATCCTCTTAAAATTATATGACAATTATTATTTCCTTTAGTTTGAATAATTGAAGCTTTTCCTGTTTCATCTATACCTAAAAAATTATGTGGTTCTTTAGCACTTTCTATAGCATCTAATGCTATTTTAATATTTCCATTTGTTCCATTTTTAAATCCTATTGGCATAGATAATCCAGATGTTAATTCTCTATGTAATTGACATTCAGTTGTTCTAGCACCAATTGCACCCCATGAAATTAAATCTGATGTATATTGAGGTGATATAGTATCTAAAAATTCAATACTACATGGTAAATTTAAATTATTAATATCAAATAATAATTTTCTAGCTATTGTTAATCCTTTATTTATGTTATATGTACCATTTAAATCTGGATCATTAATTAATCCTTTCCATCCAATTGTAGTTCTAGGTTTTTCAAAATATGTTCTCATTACAATAAATAATTCATTATCTAATTCATCAGATATTTTTTTTAATTTAGTAGCATATTCTAATGCTGCTATTGGATCATGTATTGAACATGGTCCAATAATTATTAATAATCGATTATCAATTCTATTTAATATATTTTTTATAGTTTGTCTAGATTGTTTAATAAAATTATTTATTTTACTATTATTTGGTATTTCATTAATTAAATCTTTTGGAGATATTAAATATTCAAAATTTTTTATATTAATATTATTTAAAGATTCCATAATTATATAGATAAAATTCTTAATTATAGGTATTTAATAATTAAATATATCTTTAAATTAAATGAATATTAATACTTTACTTTTTCATTCTATTTTGCATTTAATAATTAAAATTATATATGTTAGATATATTAATTATTATAATAATATAAAATTACATAATCCAGAATGTATTTTATATTGTGAAGATTTATATAAAGAATTTAGAATATATTATAGTACTAAAAGCGAATGGGCATATATTTATGGAATGTTTGCAAAAAAATATAATAAGGTAGATCAAAATAAATGTGATATTTTATATCATTATAAACCATTTTCAAATAATCGTTTAAATAAAAAAGATACTGGATATGATAAAAGAAGATTTATATTACAAAATAATAATAAATGTGAATGGTCTATAATTTATATGGGTAAAAAAAATAGTGGTACTTCATTAGAGTATAATGATTAATAATTTATTTACAAGTTTTTGATTTATTGCTACAACCTGCTCTAAAAGATTCATAATGATTTAATACATCTACAAATGGAGGAGATTTTGTTGTGCATAATATTTCTTTTTTTAATTTATCATATAAACATTTATATTGTGTTTTATTAATTTTTTTTTCTTTTAATTTTTTTAAAATTTTATCATGTTCTACTTTAAAACAATCCATTTCTTGTTTTATTAACTTTTTATTTACTTTATCTTTTAATTTATATAACCAATTACATAATTCTATGCGTCCAGTTAAATAATTATCGATAGGTATATCTTTAATAAATTTTTTATAAGAATCTCTACAAAATATACAAGGTAAAATATAACATAAACTATTAAATAATCCTTTAAATTCTTTTTTAAGTTTAATATGATCTTTATTTTTGATATCTATTTTTTCAGGATATGTTCCTAAAATAGAACAAAATAAAAAATTCCAAGCATTTGGACCCCAATATTTTGTTTTCATTCCTGATAATGATAAGTATTTATTATAATTTTTTGTAGACATATTTAATTATTATAATTTTATATAATTATTATATTTAGTAAAATATTTTATTTTAATAAACTAATGGATATATTAAATTTTCAAATTTAGATATTTTTTTTATTTGCTTAGTAGAATTTTTACTTGGTTGTACTAGTTTACTTAGTTGTTGAACTGATTTACTTAACTGTTGAGTTAATTTATTTGGTTGTACTGGTTTACTTGGTTGTTGAACTGGTTTACTTGGTTGTTGAACTGGTTTACTTGGTTGTTGAACTGGTTTACTTGGTTGAACTGGTTTACTTGGTTGAACTGGTTTACTTGGTTGAACTGGTTTACTTGGTTGTTGTACAGGTTTACTTGGCTGTTGAACTGGTTTACTTGGTTGTACAGGTTTACTTGGGTGTTGAACTGGTTTACTTGGTTGTTGTACAGGTTTACTTGATTGTACAGGTTTACTTGATTGTACAGGTTTACTTGATTGTACAGGTTTACTTGGTTGTACAGGTTTATTTGGTTGTACAGGTTTACTTGGTTGTTGAACTGGTTTACTTGGTTGAACTGGTTTACTTGGTTGAACTGGTTTACTTGATTGTACAGGTTTACTTGGTTGTACAGGTTTACTTGGTTGTTGTACAGGTTTACTTTCTATTTTAGATAATTGTGATATATTATTAATTTGTTTTCCTTGTACTTTTTTATCAACTGGTTTACTTGGTTGTACTGGTTTACTTGGTTGAACTGGTTTACTTTGTACCTTTTTATCAACTGGTTTACTTGGTTGAATTGGTTTACTTTGTACTTTTTTATCAACTGGTTTACTTGGTTGTACAGGTTTACTTGGTTGTACAGGTTTACTTGGTTGTACAGGTTTACTTTCTATTTTAGATAATTGTGATATATTATTAATTTGTTTTCCTTGTACTTTTTTATCAACTGGTTTACTTGGTTGAACTGGTTTACTTTGTACCTTTTTATCAACTGGTTTACTTTGTACTTTTTTATCAACTGGTTTACTTGGTTGTACAGGTTTACTTGGTTGTTGAACCGGTTTACTTGGTTGTACAGGTTTACTTGGTTGTACAGGTTTACTTGGTTGTACAAGTTTATTTTGTAC